TTTCTTAATTTATATACATTTCTTGTTATTTCATAATCTTTCTTTGGTTGACCATATCTTTTAAAATAAGGATCTAGAAAGTTAGCTAAGCAATCATCAATATCGCAAGCTATTCTTAATTTTTTCGTCATACTTTGTAAATTCTGTTTTTATTACATTTTTAATTTTAATCAAGTCTTTATGACTGACACTCTCTCTAAACATAGGATTCCAATCTCCTTTGGCATATAACATACCTAAATCTTTGGAATTTAACTTTAATTTAATTATATCTTTATGCCAAGAGCTTCTTATTCCGTCAGAGTCATAATACTTTCTTTTTACTCTTAAAAAGATGTGATGTATATCAAGATAATTAGTTTCACAATAAACCTCTTCATATATTTCTTCTTCACTATTTGAAGGATACTCTATAATTACATCATAAGGAATTTTTCTTTTGTCTAATTGTTTAGCAATCAAACACGCAAATAAACAACAACCTCCTTTATTTATATTTCTATAATCTTGTAGTTGTTCAGAAATATTATTTAAAATAATTCTTAGTTCATCCTTTTCTAAAGATCCTTTCATACGCTTCTTTTATATCTTCTTTACTATTCATTTCTGTTTCATAAATTGACTTAAAAAGGTAATCCACTTTTTCTTCAGGGACTAGAGAACGCAAAGCTGTCTCAAGAGCCAGATTGAGAGGTTCTACTATTTCTATAAGATCTATTTTAAAATTATCGTAAAGTCTTTCATTTACTTCTCTAAAATTATTTATATTTTCTATAATTTTAGTAAAATCTTCTAAACTAATCATAAACTAATTATTAATATGCTGTATAAACAGCTTGTTTTTTGTAATCTATTATTAAATTATTATCCATTAAGTAATCAGATCCAAGTATACCTACTATTTTGAATCCTTGTTTACTTAAATTTTGTGTTACAGGGACTAAATCAGTTATTGCAAAAACAACATAATCTTCATCTATTTCTGTATAAACAATTTTAGAATTAATAGAAACAATTCCAGAGATTCCTATTAAAACCATATTAACATCCTCAGTTTCTGTAAACACCTGCCTATTATTATAGTACCAAGTACTGTCTATAATAGATATGTTTGCTCCAGAATCTAATATAAATAAAACTTCTTTATTATTTATATCTTTTTGTATAATTGGAATTCTAATATCCTCATTATGAGAATTTTTAAAAGGAATTACTTTAGGAAATCTATTTTTTATAAAGAATATGTTAGCTATTAATAATATTATAATTAAAATACTAATCTTTTTCATATCTTATTTTTAATAGATCATAAAAGAAGCTTTTTGGAATGATTACGTACTCTCCTGCACTTACACAATTTACTTCTCTTTTTTCTTGTGCATTCCAAAATATAGCTAAAGGTCTATCTTTTCTGCCTACTTCAGCATTAAGTTTTTTTACACTAGGATTTGTTTGAGTACTTTTACATTGTACATAAAAATCTAATACACTATTAGGATCTGCTATATCAATTTTAGCATCATCTAATCTTTTACTTTCAGATCTTGATGTACACAACTCTTCATCTCCTGTTATTTCCTTTAACTCGTTTACAACTTTTCTTTCATAAGAACTTCCTTTATTTTTAGAATAAGCTCCCGACCTTTTCTTTTTAGGTTTTACTGTCTCTGTTTGTTCTATTTGTTCTGTTTCTTCTGCTTCTCAAGCAGTTTCTTCTTTTTTCTTTTTAGCCATTAAATATATAAAAATACTTTGTTTTTTTAACCGTTTTATCTTTTAGTATAGTATTTAAATCTTCTATTATTTCCAATTTTTGCAGATAAGAAGATTTTTTCCACAGATCACTTATATCTTTAGCATATTTACGTTTAATAAATATACATCTGATATTATACTCTCTTTTGTATTTTTGGGCTCCTTTAACTCCAGCTAAATCATTATCATAAAGACACAATATTTCTTTAAAACTTTTTTGAAGTTTCTCAAATTTATTCTGACTTATTACAATAGTTTCTGATATAGGAGCTATTGCACTTATGTTTATTCCACATAAAGACATAACATCTTTTTGGGACTTTGTAACGATTAAACTGTCTCCAGTAGTAGGCAATTGCCTGATACCTTGAATTAATGAAGAAGACCAATTACTTAAAAATCTATACTTTATTTTAGTCGGCATATATATTCTCCAAAGTTCTTCATTTTTTGCATTCTTTCCCCCATAATATCCATATATAGGAGTACGTTCTGAAGAACTTGTAAAGTAATGACCATTTAAAAATACAGATTTAAGCGAGAATACTCTAAACTTTTTTAATATCTCCAAAGAAATACCAAATCCTTCCCACCAATCTAATTCTTTTTTAGAAAAATCTTGTAATTCTACTTGAATATTAGCAGATTTAGTTTCTTCTAGAATATTACCTGTATACTGTATTTTAGGAGGATTCATCTCCATTTTAGTGTACGGCACTAAATTAAAATCATTTGCTATTATTCTCAGAGCTTGGTAGTAACTACACTTAAATATTTCCATAACTATTGTAATTACGTCACCAGACATTCCTGCAAAATCTTTAAATATAAGATTTCCTCTTTCATTTTTATAAAAAGCACAAGTAGGTTTTGTGTCTTTTCTTATAAAAGATGGGCATACAAAGAGTCCCTTTCTTACAGGGACTCCTAAGTAATGCTCCATTAAAGTTTCTTGACTTATGTGATTAAATAAGAATTCTTTTGTAATTCTTGGAGTTACATTTAATTGAAACTCCATAAATTTACTATAGACTTGCTATATCAAAACTTAGATCTAAATCACCTTCATCTTTTGCATCATCAGCTTGCCCTAAAATAGAGTCATCCATTTTAGTAGGCTTAGCATTAGCTGCATTTTCTATTCTTGTTTTTTCATAAGAAGTAAAACCTATAGCAGAACCAACAAAGTTGTTTCTAATATAAGCTGTTCCTTCTTGAGTAAGACCAGTAAAGAATCCAGGAAATCTTGCATTTCCATTAGAGTCAGTAATAAGTTTTATCTTAGTTGTTGCTCCTTTTCCTTTATCTAGTACTACTATCATATTGGCTCTCAAATCCTCCCAATTTTTGCCGCCTAAAGTTACTTCTTTGTTATCAATTTTCTTACCAATTTCAGGAGTAACAGCATCAATAACATGCTTTAAAAGCAACATCATTGATTCAACATTAGAAGGTGTAGGAAAAGTTGTTTCTTTACCATCTCTTGTCGTTTTATGTTCTCCTCTGTTAAAATCTTCTGGTCTTGGTTCAAAAACTGTATGTTCAAACTGACCCTTATCATTGGAAAATCTTAGTTTTAATACTTTATAAACTTGACTTGGGTCTTTTCTTCCTTGAATATCTTCAGAAAAAGCTCCGTCAAACTTTACTTCATGTATCTCATTTCCAGATAATTGTGGTTTGCTTGTAGATTGTGATGCACCTGCAGTGATGTTAAAATTAAATCCGCTCATTTATAAATTATTTATAGCTTAAATGTCAATTCATTTATCTCGTAAGTATCTTCATCATCTGTTAATAGTACAGGATCTACCTTTGAAGAAATTTCTACAGATTCTTCTACAGATTCTGCTACTTCAGGTTCCCCTATTGGAGTAAGTTTCCAAATTTCATCTTGATATGTTGCAATAGTAAATTCACTTCCAAATTCAGCTAACACAACGTTTTGATTTCCTTTATAAGAAATCGTTTGCGACTTAGTCATTTTATTTCCAGAACCTTCTTCTGAAAATGCTAAATCAGTTCCTATTACAGGAATAAGTTTAGAACCTTCTTTTTCATATTTAATAACTATTCTGCATGTTTCATCTAGTCTCATGTCAGCCATAGCTCTATTATTAAATACTAATTTGTTCTCTTCTCTTGTAATAATCGGAGTATTTTCTAACTCTTTTACAACTTCTTTCTTTTTAGTAGTTGTAGTCCTTCTTTTTACTTCACCTTCCACTTGAGTTTTAACTCCAGTTACATCTCCAGTTTCAGTGTCTACATCAAAGGTTATTGTTACTGCTCTTATCATTATTCTTCATTATATTTATCAATTTGTTCAATTACAAATTGTAAGTCATTATCAATATGAAACTCACCAAAACAATCCATAGGTGTTTTAGCGGTTGTAGTTCCATCAGATTGAGTTATAAACTTATGTTCAATATTTCCCTCCACATCTTTTACAAGTTCAGTAAATAAAACATAAGTAAAAAGCCCTTCTAAAGTAATCATATTATCTAACATTTTCCCAATCGTCTTTATTTTATAACTAGGATTTATTGCGTCTCCTATATTTTCACTATGAGTAAGAACACATACTTTTAAGTTGTCTCTCATATTCATAGCTTCTTTTAGTACTGAATAAAAATTAGAAGCAATTTGAGTAAATTTATCATAACTCTTCTCACTTGCTCTATCCATCGCTTCAAAACTCATAAGATACTGAGCATCTTCTAAAATTACCGTTTCAATCTCTGGTCTGGTTTTATCAATAACTCTTAATACTTGACCTATCTTTGCAACATCAGATGTATTATATAAATTACCTTCAAATTTCTTTGTTTCAGGATTTTGAACTAATTGTTTATAATTCTTCTTAAACCCTTTAAAAGGAAGTGCTTTTCCAGCAACATTAATTATAAATGTAGTTTTTGGATCTAGGTTTCTTAAAGAGGTGCTTTTTCCAGATCCAGATGCACCCACCACAGCTATTAAATCAGCCATTTATTAAAATTTAAAAACATTATCATTTTCTTTTTCATCTAATGTGTTTAAATCATCTGTTTTTTGTTCTAATAATAAATATTTATCATAATCAGATATTTCTTCAGGTCTAGGTAATTCTTTAAACATACCTATTTCTCCATGGAAAGTAACCCCTTTATTAACATCAGATCGACCATACCTATTTTTTAAAACTTGTATAAGCCTGAATCGATCTTTTAATATATTTTGGATAGGATAACCTTCAACTTTAGGGATTTTTTCTCTATATGGATAATATAAAGCAATAACAATCTCAGAACCATCAGTAGTTCCAGAAGTATCTTTAAAATCATCCAATTGAACTAACTCATATCCATTAAGTTTACGGTCCATAGATTTTTGTCCTCTATTAAGCTGTTGAATAAATATTCCTGTCATACCGCATTTATTTCTAAAATAAATGAAATAATCTACAGTTTTATCTATTCTTTCTTTTTTATTTCCACCTCCACCAATTAAGCCTACATGGTCTATGATAGCTACTTTATATTCTGATTCATCATTTTCAGCATAATCTTCTTTATGTTCATTGATAGGAATAAAAGTTCCAAACTTTCTTAACCATTCCTTACAAGTTCCATAAATAGCATCTGGTGTTAATGGTTTATCATATATAGTAATACTTTTTTCAACCTTATTAAGCCATGGAATACATTGATTTACCACTTCTAGATGTTCGTCAGAAATAGGTCTAGTAAGAGATAAAATATCTTCATATGTTATAACTTTACTATGTGCATCCCAAATATGTCTGGAAAGCAATTTAGCAAATAATACTTCTGCAGCCATTTCAAATGAATAATATAAAATATTAATCTTTTTATCTCCTGCATTTTTTATAAGATTATATACAAATACATCAAGACCAAAGCTAGTTTTACCTCCTGAGGTATCAGCTCCAATAGTATAAATATATTTTCTTTGTATACCATATAATACTTTATCAACATCTGGCAATCCCATAGAAATTCCTATATTTTTGCCACTCTTACCGTCTTCTATGTTTTTTAGTAACTTGTGTACTCCCATTATAGTAATTCACTATTTTGGTAACCAGCGACTTCTCCAGAGTTTCTAATATGTTCAATCTCATTCCATTTTTGAGAAGCAATAAATTCTAGTATAGAATAATTAATTAAATTATGTTCTTTACCATATTCTAAAGCTTCCATTACTCTTTCATGCTTTACAGAAGATAACTTTAATTGTCTACCATAGAAAAAACAGAATTCATCAATACTAAATAATCCAGCTTTAGTTATATTTTTAATAGAAGCCATTCTTCCATTAATATAAATAAAAGGAGGATATGCATCAAAAAATTCTTTTCCTATTTGGTTAGACTCTTTAATAAACCTTTTTACAAAGTTTTTATTAATTGGAATATCAGTAAATTTTAAAGTCTCTCCTTCTTTAGGCATTTTAAAGGATGCTAATATAATCCCTTTATTTTGTAAAGACTTTAAAACTACTTTAAATACTTCTTTCCCATTATCTGTATTTGATATATAATTATTTATTAGAGTCAAGTCTCCATCTTGTGCTAAAAATAGCAATCGTAATATAAATAATTCAGATGGAGTTAAACCATTATTTATATAAATATTAATTTCTTCTTTTAAAGATAATTCTGAGTTCATAATACTATTTACTCAAACCACCTTTGTCAGATCAGTCTTTTACGAGACTCTTATTACTTCCTGGTAATTTGTATTCATTTACAAATTCATCTTCCAGTGACTTTTTACGTTCGAAAAGAGGATAAAATTCCTCCTCTGTCATTTCCACTCTATTTGATAGTATTTTATCACATATCAAATATTCTAACATTCTTTCTACTGTCATGGTTCAGTTATTATCTATTTATTACAATCTAAATAATTCATCTACTTCCTTGCCATCTTGTTCTAATCTATCAATAGTTTCTCCAGCTAAAATATCATCTAACTCTTTTTCAGTTATTTCTATATAACTAGAATATTGACTACTGTTTTCAAACCATCTTTCTTCTACTGTACCTTTTATTACCAAAGTAAATACTTCTGCAAGTTTTCCTTCCTCTTTTCTAATTACTCGACCTATTCTTTGAACCTTCTCATTAGGAGAAGAAGAATTTGTCAAAATAACTGCTAAATCCAATCCTTTGATGTCAATCCCTTCATTTAAAGATTTAGAGGAATTGATAACTCCAGAAGGAAGACTTGCGAATTCCTCTAGAGTTAATCTATTCTTCTTTTTAGTCTTACCAGAATGTACTACAAAACCTCTGTTGATTTTTTCAGCTTGTTTTATAGTTCCTGAAAATGTTATAGCCTTTGAAAAAGGTCTAGCATCCAGAATTTTTCTAGTAATTTCTATTTTATCAGGATGATTCATTACATAGTCTTTTCTCTTTCTAAGAGCTCTTTGCCATGTAAATGTTATAGCATCCATATCTTTAGAAGCTATTCCCATGGTTTTAGCATAATATCGTCTGTAAACAATATTAGTAACACATTTCATAGCTAAGTTGAAATCAAAATTAAATATACTAAAGGAATCTTGAAATTCCATAGAAGCTTGTTGATACACATGATAATCATCTGTTTTTATAAGAACTTTATATTCTCTATATTCAGACAACCATCCATTTTTTAAAGCATCTTTTACAGTAACAATGTCTACTACTGGACAATACTTTTCTATAATTTTATGTCTACCATCTAATCTATGAAAAGTCGCAGATAAAGAAAGTATTAATTTTGGGTGTTTAATTTTAAAGATTTGTATAAAAGTGTCAGATCCATATCTATGAGATTCATCTAGAATCAATAAGTGAACTATTTCTTCTGTTTTAATAGCAGAATTTATAATTTCTACTTTAACATCTAAACTTAATCCATATTTGTCTAGTTCCATTAACCATTGTACTTTCAAGTGTTCTGTAGGAACAATAACTTTTATATTCTTTCCAGAATTTTTAGTTAAGAAAGACTTAATAGCTGTTATGGCTAATCTAGTCTTACCTGTTCCAGTACACCAAGCACATGTTCCACGTCCTCCAGCTTTAATCCATTTGGAAACTGCTAGTTCTTGTCTTTCTGTTCTTGTCATTAGTTTAATTCTCTAAAATAGACTACAAAGATACTAATAAATTTTCATTAAAAAGTGAAAACTTTGATCTTTTAAATCTATATATACTAATGTACCCAATGCTCTCCTATAAGTGCTTCTGCACCTAAAGGAAGTGTTCTACAAAAAGGCTTACCAGCTTCAGTCATACATTTTAAAAGTACGTCTTTAACTTCTTCAGCAATTTCTTTAGGACACTCTATGAGCATTTCATCATGAACAAAATTGACAATCTTAACAACCATATACCAATTTCTACTTAGAATTTCTTTCATAAATAAAATTCCAGCATATTTAGTAATATCAGCTGAGGATCCTTGAATAGGATAATTTTGAGCAAGTCTTGCGATTGCTCCTTGAGCTTCGTTAAATTTAGACCTAATTTCTCTAGGATTTGCTTCCTCGTGCCAGAATAATTTATCATTAATTCTGTCTCGATATTTGAAATAATAATTTTCTTCAGGATTAAAAAAATATTTCCTTCTAGTTACGTTATTATATTCAATATATCCAAAATGAGAAGCTCTTGCAAAGACTAAATCAAAGTAATCTCTTAAATTAGGGAATGCTTCAAAATACGAAGTGTATACAAAATCTCCTTCCTTTTTAGATAAATTACAATTTTTTGCTATAGTGCTGCCATTTCCTCCGTAGTTAATGGCAAACCCAGCAGATTTAGCTATTCGTCTATTTTCTGAATAATCTGACTTAATGTAAGATAATTTATCAGGAGTGAGTTCTTCTAAAGAACATCTTCTAATATCCTTATACATAAGAAAAGCTACATAACTATGCATGTCATTAAATCCTCTTGCATAAAAATTTAAGAGATTTTTTTCTTTAGAAAAATTTGCTAGAACAATCTGTTCTTGTGAAGAATAGTCAGCATCTATTAAGACATTACCTTCTTCACATATAAAACACGCTCTTGTTTCAGCATCTCTAGGAATATTTTGTAAGTTTGGAGTTCCATCCCTTTTGTCACCACTAGATAATCTACCAGTATCCATTAACTGTTTAAAGGTAGTATGTATTCTTCCAGTGATTGGGTTGATGAATCTTTTCCAATTATATCCATAAGTAGTTACCTCTTTTTGGGCTTCCTTATATTTTAAATAAGGTTTTATAATTGGAAATTGATCTTGTTGAGGATCTAATGTTTTAGCATCTATGGATTTCTTCTCTTCCCCTTTTACATAAATAGTAGTTTTAACTCCGTATTCTTCCATTAAAGCCATAACTTGTTTTGGAGAATCCCAGTTTATAGTACAATCTTGAACTCCAGAAAATAAATCATACATTCCAGAAAAATATTTTGTTTTCCCATCTTTGTATAAAAAATCTTCTAATTCAGTTTTATACTTATGTACAGTTTCTACATTTTTATCGACCTTAGCTTTCCATTTATCATAGTCTAATTTTATACCACAATATTCAGTATAAGCTAGTACAATAACAAATGAATTATCTAAATCTACGGCTCTTTGTAATTTGTATTTAGCAACTATTTCTAATTGCTTTTCTCTAATTTCTGGTAAATATTTAACGTCATTAGCTCCATATTCTAGAACTCTATCTGTTAATCCTTTTATAATAATTTCACCTCTAACAGATTTATCTAAAGTAACTCCGCAATATTTTTCTGCAATAGTTTTTAAATCTCTGCCACTATATTGTAAACCATTAGTAATAATAGTTTCTACTAACATAGTATCATAAACTTTTTTTAATAATACGTCTTGTCTAAATAAGAATTTTAAATCAAATTTAGCATTTTGTAATATAAATAAACCATGATAAGTATTTAGAAAATCTTTTAAAAGTTTTGGTATTTTCCCTTGAAAACTTGAAATATCAAAATTAACTTGAAATTCTTTATTACCTATTTGAAGTAAAAGTAAAGCTTTTGTAAAACAATCCAATCCCTCTGTTTCAGTATCTAACCCTAGAATGTCTTCTTTCTCTAGTAAAGATATTGCTTCATCTATTGTAATACTTATAAACTTAGAACTGTCAAACACTCCTGTTTGATTAGATACTAAATACATTATAGATTCTTCATTAGCTAATTCTTTAATATTAAAATCTAATAAAGGCAATAATTCTGTAACATAATAAGTATATGCTAAAAATAAGTCATGTTTATATTGTTGATATATAGCAGTTTTTAAATCTGGAGTTTCTTCAGACTCTTCAAACATTTTAATAGCTCTCATTTGAGCTTCTTCATAAGCATCGGAAAATAATGGAAATTGTTCTATTGATGTAGTTAAAGGATTATCTTTTATACCATATTCTAATACAAATTTTGGCATATCTAAGAGTTTACATACAACAATTCATCTTCATCTGTAAATAATTCTAATGTAGGTTCTCCTCCATTTTCTTCAACAGATAAATTACTACTAGTGTCATATAAATACTCTGAAAAAGTAATGTCAATTTCCCAATCAATATCTTTTTCAAGTATATAATCTTTAGCCATTTGATCAGCTTCTTCTTTATTCTCTGCATCTACAGTAAAATGATTCCTATTCCATACAGTTACTTTTTCATCAAAGTAATATGAAAATGTTTCCATAATATTATATTTTAAAATTATTATATTTTGCTACTTTCTCAAGCTGCAACATTCTATTTTGCCACGCATCAATGTGCGTTTTTACAGTTTCCTCTAATATAAATAATATTTTACTTCTTAGAGTTTCTAATTGTGTAGTAGTTAATTCTCTATATTTCTTATTAGGTCTAATACTTAACATAGCTCTAAGCTCTGTAAAATTTAATCCTTTAGAATTTATAGATAATCTTTCTACATCTTTAATATTAAGCCTTTCTCGAATAACATCTAATTTATTCATAATGTTTCCAAATTGATCTTTTTCTGTTAGATCTTTTGATTCTGCTGGAGTGAGCCAAACTCCTTGTCTTAATATAAATGCTCTAGTAATGTGTTTTTTGGTAAAAGCTCCTAAACGATCTAAACATCCATCTAGAACTAATTCAATAGGAATGTTTTTAAATTCGTCAGGTAATTTTTGAAATGCTAAGTCAAGAGTAGGTCTAGTACCTGCAAGAACTTCTTTATTATTGCTCAAAAATTCATTTATTGATCCAATTAAAGTAATTCTACTTGTACCTTTTTCTTGTTCTGCATATCTTAAAAATAACTCTGCTCCACATCTATCTCTTTGATCAGATACTATCTCTAATACAAGATATCTGCCTGGATCATGTGGATCTCTATTAAACAGCATAGTTTTACAGTGAGAATAAGCCGCCCTTAATTCTTCTTCCGTCATATCAACCATTCTTTTCTCATTTTGCTGATATACTCCATTCTCATCTATTCTTTTCTGTCCTTTCCATACAAAAGAATTAATGTCTAGTTCTCTTTTTACTGCTTCTTTTTCGTTCATATCTAAATTATAATACTGTTAGTTTTGACTACATCTGATTTCTGTACAAAGTTAATAAAATAGATATTAGAATATAAATATTTAACAGTTTCATCTATAGAGGGATTATAATATTCCTCTCTAGCTTTAACTATTTGATAATTTAAAAATCCTATATCTCCAACAGCAACATCAGG